GGAGATCTGTAGGCATCTCAGGAAAGTTCCTGGCGCCCCACTGGGGTTGGTCCGTCTCGCGGCGACATTACATACCTCTAAGAGGTATGTGGTCAACGACACGGAACTTTACGATCCGTTGGAGGTTACTCCCAACTTCGTAACAACCCGCGGCATCCTCATGGGTGATTATGTAACCAAGGTCATTCTGACCTTCACCCAGGACGCTTTGATGAGGAAAAGCCTCATCAAGGTGGGGGCCATTTGCGGAGATGACGTCATTGCGGCGGCTCCTCAAGCTAAGCTTGAGGAATACCTCCGCAGCGTTAAGGAAGTGGGTTGTCGTATTTCAGATGCAGACACATATATTTCTAAGAAGTATATGTTTTACTGCGAAGAGGCCGCTCTCGTCCCAAGGACGACAGTCGATCTCCCTTGGGTTCAAATCCGCCGCGGGACATCTAAGATGTCCTACTTGGATTGCCCTCGGATACGACTCCTGCTCCCAACTTCCGCGCAAACGCAGACCTACTCTGGGGTACAAGCCGGACGTTTCGACCTGCTTGGAAAGGAAACTCGGTGGGTTAAGGCAACGCATAGTGCGTTGCTTCCCCTGTACGAAAGAGCTCAGCTCTTTCAGCACATCATGCTCCCCCCGGAGCGTGACACCTTGTGCCCTTTCACTCCCATAGAGTTAGGGGGGGACGGCTCATACACGAGCCGTCCTGACTTCTTCAAGAAGGTTATCTCGAAGAAGTCCCGCGATCCGGATGAAGTCCTGTGGCGGCTTAGCCGACTGATGCGTGGAGCCTTAGGCTTCAAGTACGCAACCAGTGAGGGTATCCAATCCTCACACAGGTACCGGAAGTTCCTACCCACTGCGAATGCAATTCGCCGGGTGCTCCCGAGTGATGTCGTAATCGAGATCACGGAGGAGAACGTCGCACTTAGGAGCCTTAGGCTCCCGGGCCTCTTAGAGAGCCCACAGCGCACGTTCATGCGCCTCCTGGAGGCCCTGTACTTTAGGGCCGTCCTACGGGGAACGGAACTGGACAAGCTTCCCAGGTGGGAGATGGAGCCAAGCTCCATCCCCGAGTTGGCAAGAACGGGGGCAACCCCGTTCTTCTCTCACACCAGGTTCTTAGAACACTGGGTAAATCCTGGGTTCAAGTTCTCGAACGAGGACGCTTACCTCGTTCGATCCGATAAAACCGGAATGTTGGACCACATGAACCTCGGCTGGACCTTTGGTCCCGAAAGGACACCGACTCTCCGAGAGGACGTTACCTCCTGGCTAAGCCAGGAGGGCGCCCTGCGCTCGCTCGACGGGGGCCTCGTATTCCGCAACTTAGTTGCGGAGGAGGGGATTCCCCAAAGAGTTCGCGACAGGCTTAGCCTGTTCTTCGAGTCGGATTGCTGGGTTAAGCGGGAGCATTCTAAGAATCCTCCCCCCCCAGGACCGATCGTCCTCGTCTCAAAAGACCAGCGCCTGGCTGCGGACTTAGTCCGCATGTCGACCGCACGCGGATCACCAAACCAAGTTTGGTTGATCGACCCGGCGTTCTACTTAGTAGGACGCGTTGAGGAACTACCGGTTAAACCGGTAGCCGTGCTGGAAGACCCAGGGGCCATGTTCTTTACGGACGTCGCCGTGTTCACGGAAGGTATGTGTCCGGAGTGGGTGTTTGACGACTTAGTCGTCAGCAAGACCCGATACCGAGACGTATACCTGGCTGGTAGGTTTAAATTGCCGGTGCAAGGTCGCTGGTAGTGTGCTAAGCACACTACGGCGGAGGAGGATGCCTCCTGTCGACTTAGTCGAGCCTGAAGAGGTCTTATGACCTATCCGCGCGCCTGGGCCCTGCCCGTTTATCTCGGAGAAGTCCCGCGATCCGGATGAAGTCCTGTGGCGGCTTAGCCGACTGATGCGTGGAGCCTTAGGCTTCAAATACGC